ACAGTTTGTTTTCTAACTGGATTTACATTTCCGTCTGTATCCATCAAACCCCTTAGTAAGTCTAGCCTTTGTTGAAAAGATGCTCTCAAATAAATTTTTGGTATATGTTTATTATTCAATAGATTTAAAGATTTTAGTATTTTTGTCACATTTAGGATCGATACTGTCTTATTTTTTGATCTTTTATCATTTTGAATTTTTCCTAGCTCATAACCTCTTGCTTGTATTTCTTCAAAAATTTCAGTATCATTGCCACTAATCTCGCAGCCTCTATTTCTTCCGTCTCCTAACCAGACTCCTAATAGATAAGGATCTATTGGTAGGGATTGTTCATTACATTTTAATGGTTTTGTCACATTAATAGTATCGCCAATAACTAGATCCTGTATAGATACCGTTTCACCATTAGATAATTTCCATAAATGCTCATCGTCACAAATTACCGATGTTTTGTCATCAAAAGTTACTCTGAAACATTTTTTTGTTTTGACTTTTGATTTTCCAACAACGCGACATATATTACCGTATTGATCAAAGACATTACATCCCACATTTATATCTGCAATTGTTGTCCATCCGTCAAGAGTAGGTAATTTTGTATCTAATGGCAATCCTTTCCAATCTATGACCTCAATAGTATTATCATTAGCCAAAGTTATAAGATCTATAGTGCCTTTTAAGCCCAAATATCCATCTAGTTTTTGATTATTAATATTATACTCGTATTTAGCCCATGGTTTTTCTATTACCAAATCAAAGTGTTGTTCTGGTCTAAGAATGGTGCGATTTCTAGGATCAAACATACCGCCATTAAATTCTATAGCCTTGTAAACCCAATTATAGCAGTCCTTATAATCTTTTAGAGTCCAAGTATGATGACTATTAGCGGTACTATAATGCTTGTATACTTTTTCTATTATGGTATTAAGACTATAGTCATTTATATCTATAAGACCTAAGAATTCGTCATCATTTATATGAGATAATTTATCTTGCTGACCTTGTTTGATCATGGCAAGAATTTCTAAAACTTTATGGACTATTGTTCCTTTATCCGCCTTTTGTCCACTTGGGCCCCTCCATCCTAGTACATATTCAAAAAAATATTGTTGTTCGCACATAGAATGGGCATTATAAGACGAACTACGGAAATAAGTTATAATCATGATATCCTATTATTGTGGTAGTACATTAAAATGTAACATAAGTTTTTTAAGTTTATCATATTGCTCTCTAACTGTCATATGTTCATTATTAATGATAGCATTAAAATTATTCCAATCATATCTGCAAGCATCCAATATTGATTCGCTAATATGTTCTGATTTGTGTGGATTTCTATTTAGTCGAAATACTATTCCTCCATTATTTTTTATAGCTTCTATTTCATTAGGAAATCTACAATCAGAAACTATAACAACTTGAAGTTTACTCTTTTTAATTTTATTGATAAGAGCATTTACCCAAATATTATTATTTAATTTTCTAAATAAGTCCGTGCCTATTAATTGCATTAAATCTCGTGCTGTTAGTTGCTTATCTTCCCAATAGGCATCAACTAGTTCATTCTTATTATGATCTTCGCCATAACACTGAGCATATGATAATCCAAACATGTTCATGCATATGTCTTCTTTCAATGGGTCTGCAAAGTTATATATTTCAACATCAGAATATCCATTAGATAATAATAATCCTTTTAAAAATTCTGAACAAATAGTTTTGCCAGACTGTTTACGTCCAGAAAATGCTATAATTTTGGTATTCATTAGTACTTATCTCGTATTTGTGGTGAAATAATTTCTTTTACTTCTGAGACGGTCATCTCGGCAACATCAGGATGATCAATATCTATTTTATAGACATTATATGTTTTCGAACATTTATCATAAATTTTTTCTGATGCTTTTTTGCCAGCTTCATCATTATCCATTAACATATATATACTCATAGCCCCGGATATATCCAATAATAGTTTTTGTTTGTCTTGTAGCACAGATCCGAATAGGGCTACGCTATTATGTATTCCTGCCTCTTCAAGTCTCCATACATTGCCGGGACTTTCTACAAGAATTATACTTTTACTTTGTTGTATATAGTCTTTCGCATACCATAAATTATATAGATATTCTTGAGTCTTAAATCCCTTATTATGCTTCCATTTAGAGTATTGCCATAAATAGTCATCTTTTGGACATAATGCGTCTAAACTATGATAGCCCTTACATTTTTCGCAGGAGTCGAACAGACTTCTTCCAGAACATCCTACCATATGTGAGTGAGAATCGTCATAAACAGGAACAACTGCCCTTTGGAACATTTCTTTTTCACGACTGGTGCATTCTCCAACATCATATTTGATTAATATATCTCTTGAAAATCCTCTATCCAAAAAGTATTGTGATGGAATATCTAGATTTTTAATAATAGTGGCTCTTGACACCTTTGGTGATTCATCTTTTAGTCTTATATCAGACTGTATATGATTGATAACATTAACAAAATTATTTTTTTCAACCTCTTTTTTATTGACTTTAATATTATCAGGATTTTTCTTACTAAACTTTATTGCATATTCAACAGCATCATTAAAAGATACTGTCGAATCTCCTGGTCCTGTCCATCCATTTTGTTTAGACAAACAGCCTCTAATAAAACCAATGATAGATCCTTTGAATGTTTCTTCGCATTGATGAGTACGACACTTCCAGTTTCCCCTGTATGAGTCCCCTTTATAATATAAGTTACACGCAGAGTTGTTATCTCCTCCGTGTATAGGACATCTCATGGCAATCATACGATCAAATATTTTATAGTCTGTGATATTTAGACTATCTAATAGATTATCTATATCTTCGCATAAATAATCGGACAATACTTTTAGTTGTTGCTGATTATATGAACGGGATTTCTTGATCGTCATCATTGTTCTCGTCATTAACAATAAATCCTTTATCTGTGTTAGTATTATTATTTACTAATTCCAATCTAGTCTTACCTTCTTCAATTTTTGCGCACCAGCCCTTCATATGACAATTAATATAATCATTATCATCTAAACCACCACCATGTCTACTAATAATAGGAACAAGTTTTCTATTACCATTATTTGGGCCATCTTCTGCAATTTCTTCATCGCTTTTTCTTTTGAAGATTGTAAAATTACTACATAGCCATATAATTCTATCTGATCCGCTAGCAGTATCTGTTGTTTCTTTTGTTATTCCATCTCTATTTAATTGAATAAATCCAAGAATCGGAACTTTATATCTGACAGCAAAATTATGCAAACTAGTCATCATAAAGCCTAGAACTTGGTATTCTTTAAGATCTTGACTAATTCCTTGACTATCCATAAGTTTTAGATAATCGTAAACTATAACACAATCTTTTGCTGTGCCGTCTGGATGCAATCCAACCTCCTTTACTAACCATCGTCTCATTATAGCCAATTGCTCTTCAAATGGTTTACCAGCTATTGATTTATAGTAAAGTTTAGCGTTTTTTAATTCTTGTTGAGCACCAACTAATCTGGTATTCTTATCCGGTGATTCAAAAGCTTTCCCAGTTTCTATATCATTAATTTCTATTTCTGTCATCATAGCCAATAATCTATTTAAATGATCATCAGTACTCATTTCTGTATCCATATTCAATACAGGAATTTTTACATTCTTAGCTATGTGTAACCCTATATTATCTGCCAGAAGCGTTTTACCGGTTTTTGGTCTTGCTGCTATGATACTAACGGATCCTTTTCGTAAACCACCCCCTATAGCGTTATCATAAACGTGAAACCCTGTCGATATACCGACTTGATCGATTGGATTTTCTTTAATATTATTGATATAATCATCGACTATATTAGCAACACAAACAGGATTATTATCTGTATCATTTAATAGAGTTGAAAAGTTAAATATACTATCTTCTGCTAGTCCTATAATAGATGATATTGGCTCATTGCCACTAATATCTAGTAATTTTTCTTTAGCATTTTCCAGTTGTTCCCTTAAAAGTCTAGCGATTTGTAGTTTGCGTATTTTTGCAGCAAACTTTCTCACGTTTTCAAGATTAACAGGAAAATCAATAATAGCTTTTAAATGTTGTGTCTCATTCTTTTGAGATAGAATATGACTAAAATTTAATGATTGGGAAGTTGATAATATCGATGCTATATCTATAGATGGACTATGATCTTTCTCACAGATTTCTTTTATAACCTGAAAAATCATAGCATTACTATCAACAGTAAATGTCGATGGTTGTACAATATCGGCAATATCTAAATATGCATTTTCACCATATTTACATATACCAGACAATACCGCTCTCTCTGCGGCAGGATCACAAAGTATCATTTCATCTCACCCAGCGTTTGTCGAACAGTTATTACATTTATAGCGCGAAGGACTGTCATGCACAAGAGCTGGATTTATATTCTCTGTTTTTCCACAAACTCTGCACTTCACAGATATTGGTTCGTATTCTCTTGTTCGTGCAACCGGCGGATGTTTTGCTAATTTTTCATCTATTAGCTTATCATCTTTATGCATATTGAATTCCATCATTTTTTCAAATTTATTAACAGAGGACACTTGCGATGTCCTTTTATTCTTCGTTTTAATTTTACTATTGAAAGAAGGCTCTTCTGTTGAAGCTTCCGTCTCTTTTTTACTTTTTGATTTTGCTTTAGTTGGTTTTTGTTCTTGTTTTTCTTCGTTAGGCAGCATAGCTTGTAATAAAGAAATTAGATTTTTTATCTGATCAGGATTATTTAATAAGTCTTTAGGATCCATGTTTAGTTTTACTCTTTTGAATAGATAACATAATATCAGATAGATTTTTTATACTATTGGCTAAGTATTGTAATCTATCACTACGTTGTTTTGCGTATTTTCTAATACTATTAAGTCCTGTGGCTTTTTCGTTATGTTTTATAGCTTGTATAGATTTCTCTATATATCCATATCCTTTATAGTTATTTATTTCGTCAGCAATCACTTCTTTGATACTTTCTTCTGCCCAATTATATCTAGCAAGTTCTCTATTTAAACTACGCTGTAAATAAAAAGCAAATTGAGATAGTCTATAAGATATTTGAGCACAATCTTCAGGATTAAGCTTCTCTATTTCATCTCTACTCATTGATGTATAGGTATTGATCTCTTGTGAAGATATTACGGATGCAGAATATTCCGATAATCCAATAGATGTTTCATACTCATCTAATATCTTATCCCAATATTGTAATTCTTCTTTTGATGTTTTATTGTTCATGATTTATTCTATTTATCCATTGCTCTTGATTTTCATTATAAGGCAATTCTATATAACGAATATTATTATTGTCGCACCATTCCTTTTTTTCTCTATCTTTTTTTTGAGCTTTCAAAAAACTCATTATATTTCCGTGATAGAATGGTATAAATTTATAGTGTTGTTCACCATGAACTTCGATACATAATTTTGATAACGGTATATAAAAATCCAAATATAAGGTTTCATTTCTTTTTAAGGGTATTGATACTTCTTCAAGAATTTGTAGTGTAGGAAATAAGTCTATCAATAGACCCCTGGCAAGTAGATGATACGACGACTTATGTGCTATTCTACCTTTGGCGATGTGTCCAGTCAAGTGCCAAGATACTATATCGCCATCTAAATTCACAACATCCATCACTTTGTGATACCTAATATACTTTTAATAGAACTTTCAACTTCTTTAGCAATATCCGGATTTTCCATTAGAAATAGTCGTACTTTTTCTGCTCCCTGAAATTTATGGTTTTCTTTGGCTGTTTTAACTGTATACCATGCCCCGCCTTTATTTATAACTCCGACGTCTGAGGCCAAATTAACAAGCTCCGTGAGTTTATCTATGCCTTCGTTATATCGGATAAAGCTTTTTGCTACTCCACCTGGAGGCCCAAGAGCAGAACAAATAACTTGCCACTCAACCTCTTGACCTATCTGTGTATCATCTGCTCCTAAAGACCATGGTTTAGAACTTTTTGCTCGTAATTTAATATCGGTTTGATAGGCGATACCTTGTCCGCTTTTCTCCTTAAATTCCGCTCCATATCCTGTTGGGTTGCCCATTAAATGAGTAATACCAATTACGATATTTTTATTAACAGGAATAACGTTAGAAACTTTTCTACAGAATTTAGCTAATAGTTTTGCTCCGTCTGCTCTTTGCATTTTATCCATATCGCTAGTAATTTCTGCTTCTGTACATAATGCAGAATAGGAATCTATGATAACTATCGACCCGGGAATCTCATTGATGATTCTCTCAGCTATTTGTAAATATTCTTCAGCGTGTAAAATTTTTCCTTGTTGAGATCCTATGATATGAAATCGAGTTAAGTCCAATCCTTTGATACCTAATAGATCTCTTTGTTTTAATCTACCTTCGATGTTTAGATAGTACACTTCTCTAGGACTCTTTAGATCTCCTTGATATTCTGGTTTTTGTGCTGTGGTAGCAAAATCCAACGAAGATAACGTTTTTCCACATTTTGGTTGTCCAGTAAATATTACGAAACTACCTTCCGGTATACCGCCACCTAGAACTATATCTAGGGCTGGACTAATTGGGATAGTCAGTATCTTTTTTTCTACTAGCGAGTTACCGGATAGTATAATATCATCTCCAAAATTTTTTATTATATCTTCTTTAAGACTCATTGTCTATGTCCTCTAAAATTGAAAGTATATTTTTGGTTTTACTAATGTTTGTTTTGTGTTTTTTATTCAAAGATCTATCTATAGTTTTGGAAAAATCTTTATTCTGTGAATCTATAAGTTTCTCGTAGTGTTCTATTATAGGAATAAGAAAAGGCGCTCGCAACGAATATGTATTTGCTGTTTTATCATCTTGTAAAGCCTTGACTATAGCCAAAGGATTATACTTTTTTACCAATTTGTTTGCTGTTGCTATTTGATTTCTATAGTATGCAGACCATTCCTTGTTAACCCAAAATCTATAATGTAAATCCTTTTTGTCAAATTTTGCTTTTTTTTCACAGATTAGTTCTACGATATATTGAGCGGCAGACACTTCTTTATTATTAGAATAACGAGATATGAATTTCATTTACTAAATGGTCTAAATATGTGCTCTGTGGAACTTTTTTGAGATGCAAATTTGATTCTATCATGATCATTCATCATAGAAGCTTCCTTGGTCATAATAGCGACACTATTTGTTCTTTTAACAGCTGTTTGGTTTATCATAAGGTCTTTAGCTGTTGGAGGTTGTTTAATTAAATTTTCTGATTCTATAATACTTTGAATATTATCGACAGACAGGTTGATCTCCGATGATATCTGTTCAGCATTCAATCCTTGACTAAATAAATATTTAATAGCATAGATACTACTTTTTGATAATTTACTCATTATAATCTTTCCCTTTCTGCTCTATTGAGCCAAGCGTTGTTGCCTGTTGATAAAAATTTTAAGTAATATGAGAATACAAGACTATTAACAGAAATAAACTTGTCTGTTGGTCTAACAACATTATCCAAAAAACTATAGCTTTTTTCAGTATCAAACTTTGATAGAGGATTGAATAACTGATTATTATTAGATACTTTAATATGATAAGACATATGATTATTTTTTTCTATAATCTTGGCAAGCGTTTTGGTATTTTCTTCATGCGTTCTACCATTTCCTTCATTATCCACGAATTCTGCATGATTAGCATGACAATAAAAATATTTATTGGATTGAGAATTATTAGACGTATGAGCACTGGGACTAAATATAAAATTCTTATCCATCTTTATTTTCCTTAGATTGAGCGTTATTGGCAGCAAGACCCATACAATTTTCTATATAGTCAAAAAATAATTTCAAATAATCATCATGACTATTGCCAGAAGGCACAGGAATATAGTAATTATTATTACATATAGCTTTTGATTGTGGCAATGATGACTTCGGATCATGTTCCAAAATATTTGCTGTTATACTAATAAATATCTCGTGTTTTGCATCAGTTTGTTTCTTAATTTCATACATGTCTTTGAAGATATAGTCATAATCAGATAGATCGATATTATGATCTTTATTGAGTTGTTCTACCTGACTCTTAATGAAGGTCTCATTTTCAGGCGACCATTCTGGTAAAATACTTTTAATATTATCTTGTTCCATATACTATTATGTCCATTTAGGTTTAATTCCTTTCGGTATTCTGCTCATTCCTTTTGGTAATGGTTTAACCGATTGATCTTTATAGGCATTGTGCTTATTATATAGCTCTTGCTTTTGATCATTGCTCATCTTATCTCTATTTCTATTTGCTAGATCGCCAACAGTTTTTAATTCGCTATCATGTTTTATAACTGATCCTTGTATGGAACCTATATCATCATGATAGCTTCTTGCAGTATCTTTAGCGTAGCAAAAAAGACAAACTGGTGTCGGATTATAGTCTTTGATATAAAAAAATAGCTCAAATTTTTTATTGCACTGATTACAACAATAAGTATACGTTGGCATTATTTCAAATCTCTTTGAGCATCTTTTAACCAGGATATGTTTTTTGTCTTTAAAAAAGTTATGTATTTTTGAAATACTTGCGGCGTAACCTCTCTAAATATCCATTCTGTTTTACATACTAAATTGATAAAAGATAAAGAATTTTTTTCTTCTATGGGAGATAGAATCTTTTTCGGATTAAATATCTTAGAGTTGGGATCTAGTTTGATATAATAACGACCATATGATTTATTACTGTCTTCAAAATGTTTTGGTCTTTTAGTAAAGACAACTTTTGCTACAGCATCGTTCATATGCTCATCATATAGTCTTGGATATCCATCCTGATCTACATAATCTTCGGATCCAGACAAACAATAAAATTTATCATTACTATTATCTAGTTGTTTTGTATTAAAAATAGCCATCTATATATTTTATCCATTCTTTTTGATCTGAGCTACTACCATATATAGTATGTAACTCCTTCGCTAAAGGCAAGTATCTTGGCTCATAAAATGGTTTTTTGGGGATATTTAGTAATTTCATGTTTGCTTGTTCCGGAGTTTTATTAGATTTTTTTCTATTGCATTTGACACAAGCGGTTGTTATATTTAGCCAATTTGTAGCATCTTTTTTATCTGGATAGAATTGGCTTTTTGGAATAACATGATCATAAGTCAATTCATTATGATTAAATCTTAAACCACAATATTGACAAGTATGATTATCTCTAATAAATAGATTTTGTCTAGAAAACTTTAGTGATCTATTGTAGATATTAAAAAATCTTACGGTTTTAGCAACCAATGGTACTTTAAATTGTTTATTATTAGTACCCTGAATAAATTTATCTTTATAATATTCGAGTATTTCTATTTTAAATGTTGGACTATTTTCATATTTAATAGACCATACAATAGCTTTTTGCCAACTAATAATTCTTAAAGGTGAATAGTCAGCATTCAATAATAAGCACTTACTATTTTCTGCCTTGTTCATAATTGTCTAATTTTGCTAAAATTTTTGCTATTATAGGATTACGAATAATATCATTATCGGTTAGTGTAGAAATACCTATACCGTCTACATCTGATAGATTTTTTATCATTTCATAAAAACCACCCTGTAAATGTCTAGCAAGATCTGATTGCGAAACATCTCCAGTTAATACCATTTTACTGTTTTGACCAATTCTTGTCAATAGCATTTTTAATTGTTCATAGGAAGCATTTTGGCATTCGTCTGCTACTATGAAACAATCATGAAAATTTCTTCCTCTCATAAATCCTAAAGGCACAATTTCTATCTTATTATTTAATTTAAGGGTTGCGTTCAATGCTGGACCAATAAAATAATTTATCTCATCTTCTATAGGTAATAGATAAGGAAATAATTTTTCTTCATATTTACCTGGAAGATAACCTATTTTTTCTCCTGCTTCAACAACAGGTCTTGTTATAATGATTTTTTTAATTTTATCTTCTAATAAATGCTCCAATGCCAAACCAACAGCACAGTGAGTTTTACCACTACCAGCACTGCCTTGACAAAAAGTAATAGTGTTTTCTATAATAGATCGTATATATTCTTTTTGATTTTCTGTTCTTGGTTTTAATCTATTCCTAGATGATAGTCTTGTATTATCTTGATTAAGGGGCGAATTTGTGAGATCAATAATTTTTTCTTTTCTAGTGCTACCATTTTTTTTCTTTCTCAAGTTATGCCCTTTATAATAAGTTATATTAATAATGACATATTAATATACACCATATATTATATTACAAACGACTTAAGATTAGGCGCTTTCCATCCTTCTGGTTTTAATACTTTGCCATCTTCTCTCTTTTTTACTTTTCCTGTAATAGGATCTACTTTAGCAAAATTAGTTTTCATTACTTCGTCCCATGCTCCTTGAGCATTACTACCAGTGCTATTTATAGCTCCTGCTGTAACCACAATAATATCTATTAAAGCATCTAATATTTCTACTCTATCTGTGTTGTTTATGGCCTCTTTAAGCTCCGAAACTTCTTCTTGTATAAGGGTGTAATACATATCAAATTGAGATTGATTCCACTCGCATACTGTTTGATCACAGGCTACCATAAACTTGGTTTGGTCTTCAAACACATTACCCATATTTAATATCCTTTATATTAAGATTCACAGTTTGTACAAGCTAAAATATTACGCGCTAGTTCTTGTGCTGGATTAGCACTTCGTTGATAATAAAAAGTTTTGATTCCTAATTTCCATCCTTCTATAAGAAGATCGCTTACTTGTTTTGGTGGTATGTCTGGCCCAATCATTAGATTTAAAGATTGAGATTGATCTATATATTTTTGTCTTTGAGATGCTTGAATAATAATCTCTTTCTGACTAATTTCACCAAATGTTTTAAATACTTCTTTTTCATTATCTGATAAGAATTTTAGATGTTGAACAGAGCCTCCTTTGACTAGTATACTCTTCCAAACTGTCTCATCGTTTTTATTATATTTTTTGAGAGTTTCTTTTAGATGAGGATTTTTATATGTGAACTTCCCTTTTGCTAAATTCTTCACAAAATAATTACTATTCAATGGTTCTATACTAGGACTAACTTGTCCTAATATAAAACTACTACTAGTTGTAGGAGCGATAGCTAATGTTGTGACGTTTCTACAACCATATCCTTCGAGAATAGGAGCCTCTCCGAATTTTTCTGCTAATTCTCTTGATGCCTTGTCTGATCGTTCTCTAATGGTTTGCCACATATTAGCATTAATTAGTTTAGCTTGCATACTTTCAAAGCTTATCATTTTGCTTTGAAGATACGAATGCCATCCTAATACTCCCATACCTAATGCTCTATGATTTAAGGCAAAGTTTCTAGCGCTCTTCATGAAACGAATATTTTCTGTTTTATTTATAAACTCTTGGTTAACACTATCTAAAAAGTAAATAAGAGTTTCGATTGCGTCTGTTTGTATAATTTCATCCCAATGAAGCAGATTAAGCGAGCTTAGAACACAAACAAAACTATTATTTTCGTCTGATGCTAAACTAATTTCTGAACATAGATTACTACTATTTATTTTTATATTCTTGTCTTTATAAGCTTGTGGAGCATTATTATTTACAGTATCATAAAAGAATATGTATGGGTATCCACTCTCAAATCGTTTTTGAATAATTTTGGCCCAAATTTTTCTTTTATGTTTGTCTCCTTCGACCATACTATTCATCCATTCATCAGTGATGGTAACGCCAATACTCATATTTTGAATAGGATGGCCTTCATTACGAATTTGTAAAAACTCTTCTATATCAGGATGCTCTACGGGCAAATACGCTGCAAAACTTCCTCTTCGTGCTGATCCTTGACTAATCACATCTGCTACTTTATCAAACAACTCCATGAAGTGAACTGGGCCGCTACTTTCTCCACCAACACTAATACTCGCCCCGCGTGATCTTAATTCACCAAAGTAACCACTGGTGCCGCCTCCTAATTTGCTCATCATACCAACTTCCGCAACTTTATATAGGATACTATCCATTCTATCACTAATATGGGAATTAAAGCAACTAACCGGTAGTCCTCTGGAATTACCATAATTGGTCCAAACAGGCGTGGACAATGAGTAATATCCTAAACTCATATAATGTTCGAATTTTTCCGCAAAGCCTGAGATGTCTAATAATCTCTCAGCATTTTGGGATATATTTTTTATTCTATCTTCTGGAGAAACACCTTGTTCAAGATATCCTCTTTCTAAGAATAAACGACTATGTGAATTAAGCCAATAGTACGGTTGCGTTGTCATTTAAAGTCCTATAAAACCATTAATAATGATTAAAACAAAGCCTCTATATCGAACGATAGGGCTTTCTTAGAGTATTCTACGGGGCGAGAATGAAAGAAATCGGTCATATTGTTACCAAGAATCTGTTCGTCAAACCACAATGTTTTTGATAACAATTTTTGATCAATATCAAATACCGGTTCGTATCCTATTTGATCTAATGATTCATTTAGTCTGTTTTTAATAAACTCTTTAAGAAGATCAGAATTTAGATTTTCTTCTCCGTAACCATTAACAATCCAATCAATTATTTCGCATTCATATCTGACTGCTTCCTTAGATTCATGAATAATCTTATCTTCTAATTCTTTATCAAATAGCTCTGGATATTCTTGCTTGATAGTGTTTATTATCTTTATACCTATCATAGCATGTAAATTCTCTTCTCTACTAGTATATTCAACTTGTTTATTTGTGTCTTTAAGTAAATTCAAGAATCTACCAAAATAACTAATAGTATAAAATTGAGAAAATAATGCTATATTCTCAACAAACAAAGTAAATAGAATAAGAGAGTAAATAAATTGTTTTTTATTGTCTTGATGAAATTTATGTAAATGTTTGCGGAGATAATTGACTCTGCCTTTAATAATATCTAATTCTAGGATTTTTTCAAAATTATCATCTATACCTAGAACTTCTAGAAGCCTTTCGTACGCATCGCCGTGAATAACTTCCACATGAGCCATTGTATAGCCCAAATCATTAAGAGAAGGATGTGGTAGATTATCGCCAAGTTTGGCCCAAAACTTTTTTACGCTAATTTCTAATTGACCAATAGTTGATAATGCTCTGATAATAATTTGTTTTTGTTGTTCTGTTAAATTAACTCTAAAATCTTGAATATCGCTACTAAAATTAAATTCGCGATGAGTCCAAAATCCATTATGCATAGCCTCTATAAAATCTTGGGTCCAAGGATAATTGTCGGGTTTTCTGGAAATTTGTTCGTCGAATATCATAATGGTTTTCTTTCTTTTTTTACTAAAATAGCAGCTAAACCTAATATGGTTAAGATTGTAAATTCTTTACCGATAGGATTAAAGTTTTCTATTAGATATAGTTGTATGAAATATATGGTAGATAAAATATAAAATAGGGTAACCATCATATTACACCATTTAGTTGTCTCAGCCACTCAAGATTTGGATCTATATAGAAAATTTTCATACCACTCATTCTAATAAAAATGTCAAATCTATTTTTTGCATCATCGTCGAATAAAACTGTTCCATGATTATCTATCATATAAACTGTATCTATACCCTCTTGGTATAGAGCTATAATACAATCATTACAACATTGACCAGTAACATAGGCTGTGCCGCCGTCTGGTCTAACAACGCAATTAGCCAGAGCATTTCTTTCGCTGTGTACCATCCAATGATATTTTTCTGGTCTTGTTAATGGTAATTCACTATCGTCCAGTCCTTTAGGAAATCCATTATATCCAACGCCAAGAATGCGGTTTTGCTTATCAGTTATAATACATCCATGCTGTGTATGAACATCGTGGCTTCTTTGGGAAACCACTTTGGCTAATCCAAGAAAATAATCGGTCCACGACGGTCTTGTTTTTGATTGTGTCATTCATGTATTATATCCTTTTCTCGTGGCGTGTCAAGATTTTTTTGAACAGCTGTGTTTTTGTTTATGAGGGTATATTTTTGAATTGGTTTTGGTTCCATATGATACCACTCTATTGAAAATTCATTTTCATCAAAATCGATAATTTGTCCATATACATTTAAATCTTCTTGTAGATAACAATCATTGTTGTATAATTTTATTAGATTAAATTTTCCATTTGGTGCTTTGTTATTGGGAATAATTATTGTAGCATGTTTAACATAGTAAAAATTTAAATTATTTAGAGACACAATATAACCAAACAGTCTTTCTAGAGAATGTGAATATGTTCCGGTGTGTTTTTCTATTACTTTATTAAGTTCTTTAGATAATAAGTATTGTAAGATATCTTGATACGGCAAAAAATGTTTTTTGAATAAATGTGTTTTACTCATAAACATATTGCCGCCAAAAAAAGAATAATTAGTAATATTATCGTAGTTTATTTTTAATATATTACATAGCTCTTTTATCTTGTGAGAATGATAATTTTCGCTATCTGTAGATAATAAATATTTATTACCTATCATCCCACAATCAGGATTAGTTAATATTTGTTTATAATTAGATTCAAAAATATTTGTATTACTAAAAAAATCATGTAAAAGAATATGTCGCCATTTAATTTGATTATACTGTCCAAGTAAACTTTTTTTAGTGTGTATCTTAATGAAATATGATTCTTTTATATTTTCTAGAGTTCTTAAAAAAGATGCTATATCAGCTCCATAATTTTTATGGAATGATATATCTGTATCAAATAAGTTTTTAGCTGATTTTATTATTTCTGTTTGTTCACCATTATCTTCGCACAAACATAGATATAATTTAAATTCATTTCTAAATGGAATTAATAATTCTTTAAATTCTTGCCATAAATCAATATGATATAGATGCAATATTATTGCCAAAGAGTCTTTCATATTGTCCTAGAATACTCTTGTCCAAGTAACTCCGCTATCTGTGCTTCTATAAATACCATCGTATGCGAAAGTATTATTAATTGATGTTCCTGGGCCAGCAACTGCTACCATAATAGAACCGTCGGCTGACATAGCAATACTTCTCCATTGTTTTTGTGGACCTCTTTGAACCCAATTAATACCACCATCATGACTTGTATAAATATACTCAGAATTTGCTGAAGTAACTGCTCCGCTCGCGAACCTTTGAGATGCGACTGCTACCATTTTGGTGCCGTCGTGAGATATAGCTACTTTTTCCCATTTTTGGAAATTATTATATCTGAATGTCCAAGTGTTTCCAGTATCATTGCTTGTAAATACGGAACCAATATTGCTTACTGCAACCATATTAGTACCATTACTAGATACTGCTGTGCTCTCAAAACGACGTACAATATTTGGCCCCCTAATAATTCTCACATCGTCATCTCTTAATTTAAGACTCCAACTTTCTCTTGCGCTCCAAGGAGATAGAACTATACCACGATCAGTGGCCCATCCGCCGTTATTGCTAACAAAAACGCCACCAGCAGCTGATGTTGTAGAGCTTGATGCTGATGCTGCTACTATGCTTCCATCACTAGAACAAGATAAATCACTAAATTGTCTTGGTACAAAATTATTACCATCTGGAGCTTTCCAAGAGGCACCTCCGTCATTGCTTACAAAGAATCCACTCTGAGCATCTCCAGCACATAATTTTAGTCCATCAGTAGAACACGATATTGCTCGCCATGGCCTAGATGATCCTAATGAAACATTATCGTATGATCTTGTCATAACGAATAAACCTGCCCAACTACCAAAAGTAGGCGGTTGTTCGCTTTTAACTATTACACCATCGTCTGGGGCAGCAAATATTCTTTTATCTCTATCGTATATTAATATTGCTCTAACATCTATTCCACTACGATTTAGTGTCCAATTATTTCCATAATCTAAACTCGTAAAAACACTGTCAGTATTAGTGGAAGTAGTATTCTGAACAGATGCTACTATTATCGATCCGTCCGCTGTCATAGAAATATCTGACCACATTCTATTTACAAAAGTTTGTGCTGGTGGAGTAGGAATAGGTGGTTGCACGGGTGGCGGAGGCGGCGGTGGAGGAGGTGGCGGAGGCGGTGGTGGAGGAGAAACTGGAGGATTACCACCTGATCTTATACAAATATCAGTATTCTTTACCGTAACATTATATATCCATCTTAAAAATCTTTCATTATCACATTTAAGCTTAATAAAATTATATTGTGGATAAGCAGCTATTAGCTCATCAATAGGTTCTTCTACATTATTTCCATACTGACCTAAGCTACCTGAGTCGTCTATAAATATAAAAATACGAGCTCCATTTGGAGGTAAAGTTTCCCATCTATTTCTATCATTTATAGAATGTGTTTCTATCCATGTTTTAGTAAGAAATTGATTATTGAAAGCGTCTTGGCATCCACGGGTTCCAGTATTTATTGTTCTAGGGGACCATATAAAATTACGCGGTCTAATCGGACATAAACTAGGAGTATATGATCCTTGTGGAGCAACAGGAAACAACGGCTCCGGCAAGCAACTTTCAATAGTTAAATTCATACCACCACCAGAAAACGTTACAAGTCTTCTGCATATTGAATGGAATACAACAATTTTATTAAAATCGATAGATGAAGATATTGTATTAATTGCAGCAATATCTTTTTCCCAACTGCCAGATACTCCCCCTTGAGCAAAATCGGTGGTTCTGTATGCTGTTCCATCTCTTTCTTTATATTCTGTTGGGTTTAATGAACACGAGTCCCATGATGTGCATGTGGAATATAGATTATAGCCTGCCCATCCTATTGTTGATGGAGGTCCGGCCCAATCAACGTAACCTCCTGGATTGGAGCATCCAGGATCATTTGATCCTTGTTTACATTGCCAATTATTAGATTCATCAATAAATATTAGAATGTAGTCATTAGGAGCGATTCCTAATGGTATTGTTGGAGATGGAGTCGGAGTTACTGTGGGAGAGGGTGTTTCGGCCGGAGTGAATGATGGAGTCGGAGTATTAGTAGGAGTCGGAGGTATTGTGACTGTGGCACTTGGAGTTATTGTATTAGTGGGTGTTACCGGTGGTGTTTCCGTAGGAGTAGGTGTTACTGTTGGAGTAATAGTGGCGCTTGGTGTTAAGGTCGGACTAGGAGTAGGCTGTGCTGTTGGTATAAATGGACAACATTCTATAATAGATTTATTAATATTCATATTATGTTATCTTTATGGAATAAAATTATATTGTTGGCCTGAATAATATGCTGTTTTTGAAGGAGTTACTGTTGGTGTTGTTGTTGGTGTTTTAGTTGGTGTGGGTGTTAAGGTTTTTGTTGGCGTGGGCGTAAAAGAGATACCAATTAATCTATATACTCGTACACTACCACTACTAGCTCCATTATCACTATTACCAGAGGCTCCGATAGTTAATATTGTACCATCTCCATTAAGATGAACACTAATTCCACTATAATTTAAAGATGTTTCTCCATTAATATTATCGCCAACTTGCGTCCAAGAACTACCATTCCAAGAATATACTCGTACATGTCCACTATTGGTACCGTTTGTGTCATTATATGGCGATCCAATAGCTAATATGCTACCATCATTATTTAATGATACACTAAGACCACTATTATCATTTGCTGCTACTCCATCAATATCGCTTCCTCTTTGAACCCAAGAAGTACCATTCCAAACATACACTCTGGTATGGCCGCTAGCTGTTCCATTATCGCTATTTCCACCTGCTCCTATCGCTAGTATAGTACCATCACTATTAATACTAATATTAAAACCACTAGCATCGTTAGCTGATTCACCATCAATATCGTTTCCTCTTTGAGTCCATACTGAGCCATTCCAAGAATATACTCGTACATGACCGCTATTATTTCCATTACTATCATTACCATATGCTCCAATAGCTAATATATCTCCATTATCATTTAAGCTAACGCTTTGTCCACTATAATCACTTGCCGCTTCTCCATCAATATCGCTTCCTCGTTGTGTCCATGCTGAACCATTCCAATTATATACTCGTACATGACCGCTATCGGTTCCATTACCATCATTTAAAGACGCTCCTATTGCTAGTACGGTGCCGTCGCTATTTAAAGAAACGCTAATACCACTAGCATCATTGGTTGCTTCTCCATCAATATCACTTCCTCGTTGAGTCCATACTGAACCATTCCAAACATATACTCTTACGCTTCCGCTATCGGTCCCGTTACCATTATTTCCATTTGCTCCGATTGCTACTATATCTCCATCATTATTGAGACTAACACTGTATCCACTTGTATCAAAAGCTGCTTCACCATCAATATCATTTCCTCTTTGAATCCAAGAGGTTCCGTTCCAAGCATATATTCTAGTATGTCCACTGTCTGTTCCATTTCCATCGTTGCTATATGCTCCTATTGCTACTACGGTACCATCATTATTCATAGCAACACTACTTCCACTGTAATCATTAGCTGCCTCGCCATCAATATCTACACCTCTTTGAATCCATCCGGCTATTGGTGTCGAAGAAGGAGTAATGGTTTGTGTAATTGTTGGCGTGGTTGTTGGTGTTGTTGTTGATGTTTGTGTTATAGTAACAGTTGGAGTAATCGTTGTTGTGGGAGTAACAGTTGGGGTTGTTGTCGGAGTAACGGTTGGGGTTTCTGTGGGAGTAACTGTTGGGGTTGTTGTTGGTGTTTCTGTTGGAGTAACTGTTGGGGTTGTTGTTGGTGTTTCTGTTGGAGTAACTGTTGGGGTTGTTGTTGGTGTTTCTGTTGGAGTAACTGTTGGGGTTGTTGTTGGTGTTTCTGTTGGAGTAACTGTTGGGGTTTCTGTTACAGATGGGGTAGGAGTTGGTGTTAAACCCTCTGTAGCTGTTGGTGTCGGTGTTACTGTTGGTGTTGGTGTTTCTGTTGGTGTAGAGGTGAGCGTCGGTGTAACAGTTGGCGTTTCTGTAGGAGTAAGGGTTGGAGTTTCTGTTGGAGTAACGGTTGGAGTTGTTGTTGGTGTTTGTGTTATAGTAACAGTTGGAGTAATCGTTGTTGTGGGAGTAACTGTTGGGGTTGTTGTTGGAGTAACGGTTGGAGTTTCTGTAGGAGTAACCGTTGGGGTTGTTGTTGGAGTTACAATAATTGTTGTTGTTGGAGTTGTAGTAGTAGTTGGTGTGATTGTTGGCGTAGCACTTGATGTCGGACTAACAGTTACAGAAGGAGTATTCGTAGGAGTTGATGTTAATGTAGGAGTTACTGTTGGAGTACCGCCAATAGTTGATGTTGGTGTATTTGTTATAGTTTGTGTTGGAGTTAAAGTAGATGTTGGTGTTAGAGATAGGGTTGTTGTCGGAGTTATTGTTCGAGTTAGACTAGGAGTATTAGTAGGAGTATTAGTAGGAGTTCTAGTAATTGTTGTTGTTGGGGTATTGGTAGGAGTTACGCTTGGAGTAGGGGTAAACGTACAAAGGATAGTAGAAGAATTACCTTCTGTGTTTGAACAAACATTACTGATAATTAATCTACCATCTCCACTAGCGCTAGAGCAAATTCTATCTGGTAAACTATCACTTTGTGTAGCATAGGTCCAATATCCGCCATTACCCCATCCATTTTTTCTTGGATTATAATAAGCAGCTTTATACCATTCGTTTAATGTTGGTAGTGTATATTTTGCACCATTGCTTGCAATTAAACTTACTTGTGGAGTTATACCAATCGGATCTAATATATATGCACCTTCTTCTGTTGTACTGAAATCTTGTATTCCTATTGGTTTACCATTATGTAACCAATTACAATATCTCATCATGCTTTTTATATTAAGAAAATTAATTGGTTTATTATCAAAATTAGTTTTTAAAGTATAAGTATATGGTGCTGATCCTGTGCTTCTTATAATACCACCATATGGATCGCCAGACATTTGAACATTATAAGTATCATTAGTATCGCTCTGTGTAGAAACAGCATTTAAGAATTGTATATAATCACAGTTAGTTATTGTATATTGACTTATCTTATAATTATAATTAACAGATCCAACCCCATTAGTATCTGCACTATTTCCACTATCAACAATATCTATGAAATAAGGCAAGTTAAGAGGATTGCCTGTGGTAACAATTCTAAAACCTATATTTTTATCCAAAGTATTTTCATTTATATTTTCTAATAATCTTAGATCTCCTGTTGCAGTTTCAAAATTACCACCGATACTGAAAATTAAATCAGTATTATTAACAACACTTAAAGCTATTTCAGAAATATTTCCATTTTGATCATATGTTCCATAAAAACTTGGACCTCCATTTGTTCCTACCGTTGTTAGATTACCAGAAACAGATCCATTCCAATTACCGGAATTAGCATAATTTATACTATTTGATAATGGAGCAAATGCTAGTGGTGTTGGGGTTACTGTCACTGTTGGAGTAACAGTAGGAGTTGTTGTTGAAGATGGAGTAAATGTTGGTGTGTTTGTAGGAGTTGCTGTGTTAGTTGGAGTATTAGTTGGAGTTGTTGTGTTTGAGCTAGTTACAGTGGGAGTTGCTGTTGATGTTACTGTATTTGTAACTGTTGTTGTTGGTGTAAGTGTTGGCGTTATAGACGGTGTTGGAGTTTGACTTGCGGTTATACTAGGTGTCGGTGTCGCTGTTGAAGTAATTGTAACTGTTGGAGTAATAGAATTAGTTGGTGTTACAGAAGCTGTGTTTGTTTGTGTTGGGCTAACAGTTGGAGTACTAGTAGTTGTGGAAGTATTTGTTGGTGTGATGGTTGGAGTACTAGTATTGGTTGGCGTTAATGTAGGAGTTGGGGTTTGACTAGCATTAGGAATTTCTTGTAGTCCAATATTTATATCGGCATTTCCTAATTGACCGCCATTGACTAGTAATTGTCTATTGTTAATAAAGGATTCAAATGTAAAACCTTTATAAATTATTCTAATATTTTCATTAGTATAAATAGGATTATAAATTAGTTCTCCAACTGTTATAGAAGAGCAAAGACTCTTACTCGGAGTAGGGGTTACCGTCGAAGAACTGGTAACTGTAGGTGTTGGAGTACGTGTTTCTGTTGTTGATGGTGTTAAACTTGGTGTCCTTGTTGGAGTACGTGTAGGTGTTTTTGTTGGACTAACAGTTAAATTAGGTGTTCTTGTTTGAGTTATGGTGGCTGTTGGCGTTTTGGTTGGTGTTAGTGTTGGAGTGGTTGTTACAGAAGATGTGACTGTTGGGGTGCTTGTTGCTGTTTTAGTTGGAGTAAGAGTAGGACTAGCCGTTAAAGAAGGAGTAGGAGAATAAGTAGGAGTAACGCTGGGGGTAGGTGTTGGGCTAATACAAATGTCCGGTGTTGTTACTGTATTGTTGGCAACGCCACTACTATTAGAAACAATTGAATCTGGAGCAGTATCATATTGCGTAGCATATAACCAATATCCGGAACCTGAGCCATTTTTATCTAATGTATAGTAGGCCGCTTTATACCATTCATTTCTATCTGGTAGCCAATATGTATTTTTATTATTTATTATGGTTGGTATAGTTGTAACATTATTTTCAAAATTAAGATAATAAACACCATTTTCTGTAGAATTTAATGATAAAGTAGACGAATTTGGTTTTCCGTTATGTAACCAATTAATATATCTAGCCGCATTATACCAAGTAACGTAATTAACTGGTTTATCTGCAAAATTCGTTTTTACAGAATAAGACATATTTGGGCTAAAGCCGTTTACTATTATTCCTCCACGATTAGAATCCTGCATTAGTCGTTGAAAAGGCCAAACACTAGTTTGTATTAATGCGGGCGATCCACTATTAGCAACAGCGTTTAAAAATTCTACATATTGAGTATTTGTAATAGTAAATTTACCAATTTTATAATTGTAATTTACTTGACCAATTCCATTAGTATCGTTATTATTGCCTGTACCAGAAACTGTAATAGAATCAAACGCTGTTGTTGTTCCACTATTAGCGCATACTCTAAATCCAACATCGTCTCTTCTTAAACTTAAAGAACTATCAATAGAATCATTTGCTGTTAAAGAAGAATAACTACCTCCATATAACTGAATAAAAAATGACGATGGTTGATAGTCTATAATTTCATAAACATTACCGTTTTGATCATAAGTGCCAAAAAAACTATCATTACCATTGCTGCCAACGCTGGTAACATTACCATTTTCATTATTCCAATCCGAGGAAGCATTTCCGTTCTTACTATAATTAGCGCTATTACAGTTTCCTAAGATAGAATAAATTGGAGGAGTTGACATTCATTTTCCATTTATTATTTGTTAATAAGTTTATTATATAACATTAGGCTAAGTATGCCTCCGGTAACACCCATAAAAATACCGGATGGGCTGAGACTATCATATGTACCAAGAAGATATAGAATAGCTCCGCCCATATAAGACCCAGCTACTCCTAATGCTACTGTTTGAAAAAATCCAAGACGTAGGTTAAGCGGAACAATAGCTTTGGCTAATGAGCCAACAAACAAACCATAAATCACCCATACTAAAAGACTAAACATTGGTTGCCTCCAGAAGTGTTAAAGATTCTGTATCATCAAGATTCTTACCAACTTCCATGATGGCATTTCTTAAACTAACTCCGTATTGCTGATATTGTTTTTTACTCAAATGTTGTTTTAATATTTTATTTAATCTATAATTATTTAACCAACTATCTTTAATAGTTAAATTAACTATAGTATGTCTTAAGTCCAAAGCTTCACTCATTTTATCATTTTTTCTACGTTTACTACGACATTCCTGAATAACGCGAATTAGACTCAGTATAACTCCTATAACTATAATAATAGTAATAGGATCAAATCCATAGTTTTCATTTTTTATATTTGCTTTAGTAAGAATTTTTTGTGCTAAATTTTCTAACTTAGGATCAATAGTCATTATCTTATCTCCTCAGATTCTTTATTTTTTATCAGGAATGCAGTATCCGCAATCGACCATTTTTATACCATCTCCACTTAAATATTGTCCACTTCCTTTGCAAACAGGACATTCTTTTCTTTTATATTTTTTAATTGGTTCATTTCCCATATTTTTAACAATAGCTCCGGATATTATAACAGGAGCACGGGACGATCCGTCATATCTATGAGAAGTAAAAAATAAAGAGATAAATAAAAGTGGCAAAATTAATTTATTCATTTTTACCTCTAGGAAACCATGGTCGTCTTTTTAAAGGAGGTTTGGGCACTGGAGGTGCTGGATTATTATCTTTTGGTGCAATTATCTTAATGATAGATAAAATAAAGTTTAATATTATTGATATTAATCTATTTAAGGCTAATTTATCAAGAAATTTCATATATAAACTCCAGTACGATATAATGGTTATACACCATATATCTTGTTGATATTCAAAACAGATTTGCTAACTTAAATATCAAATATTAGATAGTGCCTGTTGTTGTTACTGTTGGCGGAACTATAGAATTTACTAACGTTTCCAAAACATTCATTCTGTTTTCTAAAATTTGTAATTGACTATTTATTAATAAAGAAGATTGTTGTAAAGTAGTTGTTAATAAGCTTATAGAGTCTTCTGATTCTTTGGATAATATATTTTGTGTTTGCAATTCCTGATTAATCTTTTCGTATACAAATTCTATAAGAACTAAACTATTTGTATCTCTATTATATGCCCATTTTTGATAAGGCGGAAGAGGCGGTAGATTCAGCCCTAATGATGGAACTTTAGTTAAATTAGGTAAACTCATTGTGTATTCCTAAGATTTTAAATAATCAAAACCATAGTCTGGTAATTTTTGTAATGGAAATCCATCAAAGTCGCTAAAAGCGTATGCTGCGTTGCCTTTTAACATACCAGCAGCAACATCTGCTTTTATTAAAAATGATCCATCAGGAATCGGACCCCATGATGGATGACCGCCATCATTCCATTTTCCCCAACTATTCTGAACCAAAAAAGCTGGTTCACTACCAGTATCATCACAAGCAATCCATGCCATAGCATGAGCCCAAGAGCCTTGCGGTTTAGCAAAACCCTTACTATCTCTTCGACTACTAAAACCATAACTACTACAAACACTAATTCCATAACCGTTAGCCAGAGCGTCTCTGGCTTCTTCTATCGTTCTTACTAAGCTAACAGTTTTAACTTGATGATCATTTGCAAGGTCTATAACTTTGTCTGGCAAACTACGACCACCCCATCCGGCACCCAACATGCCTTGATATTTGGTAAGGTCCACAACTCCGGGATAGTTTTTTCTAACTAAGACACCACCATATTGGCTGACAAATTGTGCTGCTCTAGAACAACTCATTCCTTGTCCACCATGACCTCTTGCTCCGTATATTGCTTCTGTTGCGCCTCTTGCTATCCAACTTTCTTTATGTTTATCTATATCTATTTCTACAGCACGAGATACGTCTACAGCATTTCTAGTAGAGTGGCTTACACAGTCCCCTGTAACCTGGCGCTCATTATAAGGATTCTTATCAAACTTCAAAACACTTTTGTATGGAGTAGATAGTTTACCTTTACCAGTTCCAACAATTTTTTTGGCTCCGTCTCCAAAATAACCATACTTAGAATTTTCTAAAAGATTTTCGAATATATGACCTTCCCAAAGACATCCCTGAAATCCATCTTTGTATAGTTTTAGTAATTGTTCAGGAGATAGTCTTGCCATTATTTACTACCCTCATAAAAAGCCCATGCTAAACCATTAAAAGCTTCTACGGCTTTTTTCCTAAGTTCAGGATCTAGGGCTACATTATCGTCTCCGATATGCTGTACAACAACATAAGTAGCTGCCTGTGTTAGATCAGGATATTTACCTTTAAGATCCAAATTATAAAAAGCTCCAGCTATTTTATTAGCTTCTCTAATTTCATCAGTATTTTTAATTACTTCATTTTCACCATCTAATTCTATTAGTCTTGCCAAGTCAGAGAATAAACTACTTAATTTAACGCCATCTACTGATCGATCAGAACTTCCGGATTTTAGAATTTCAGTTACTTTTTCACAATTATCTTTTAATGATGGATCCAACGGAGCTAATACTGATGGAACATTATTTACTGGGTTGGTGGATAGATTATTTTTAATAACTGGTCCAAGTAATCCATACGCTAGTAATAGTCCTCCAATAACTAGAACTATTATATTAGTGGTATTTTTAGTATTCATTTGTTCTCCTGATGACAAACATTAGGACTGAGATATGGGAATGCGCCATCTAAAACTTCAACAGCTTTTGGACATCCCATTTTTTCTGCTAAATCTCTAGTATTTTTCCAACTACTAATTAGTTTGAGAAAATCATTATCATTAGTTTTAACTGTAGTTACAGGTGTAGATGTTACAGTGTCGTTTTTTACCTTATTCATAACACTATTGTAAGTATTAATTATTAGATCTTTTAATGGAGTTAATTTATCCTTGAACAATACAAATAATACTAAAGCGGCTCCGCCGTAAACCATTAAATCCGTTGTTGATAATCGACTACTAAATTCTTGAAAACTTTCGGCATAATTCATAAGATTCGTCCTTTCAGACTAAATAATTGTTTTGAACTGTTAACTTTGGTTTAAAAACGCCCGCTTCTCTAAAGATTTTAACCATACTATCAATTGTTGAACTGACCAAAATCATAAGAAAACTTTTAACATAAGAATGAATGTACCCTTCTATTATGTGAGGTACAACAGGAATGTCAACTGCTAAAAATAAGCTATCGTAGAATTTACTAATCATGCTCATAGCAAGAGCTTTTTTATCTGGACTACTTAAATCATTTCCTATTATTTCTATAATTTGAATAATGCTAGCTATTGCTAGCTGTAAAATTTTCCATGCTTGATCTATTGCGAATCTTTTAACATCCTTAAATGATTCTTTTGTTCTACTTATCAGTTTTTCTACTTCGTTTAGTATTAGTTCTTGGCTTTTTGGTGTTTCTGGACTTTCTTGGTTTATCATCTTTTGTCTCCTCATTAACAACTGGTGGGGTATTGACAACTTCTGGTTTGATTTCAGCTTTAATATTTTTTCTACTATTAATATACTTATATAATATTACAAATTGACCACCAATTAGAATACAACTTTCTACAGCATGACTAACAACACTAATAAGTTCTTCTTTATTAGTATGATCATTAATGATACCAGTTAGATATAATCCACTAAAAATAAAACTAACGAGTGTAAACCAGAACTCACTTGTGCGATATCCGGGCTTGATCATGATTTTCTCCAAAAATAAATACTATATAATAATACACCATACGGATTTTTATTATTATCTATTAAATTTTACGGTTTTTAAAGCTTGATCGAATATATTTTGCTTTATATCATAAAAATACTCTATCATAATCATTGTATTTTCCCATGTCAATTATTAATAATTTTTGACTCATAAATTATGTATTCATCAATGATTCCCACAACTCAATATCTGTTGCATATATTTCACGAACTCTATTTTCTTGTTCTGTTGTTAAAACGGGTTTATTTTCACTAGCATCCAAATGTGGCAATGGCACTGTAATTCCAAGCCAATTTGCGCAATCTTGTAATTGCGTTTCAAATAAAAATGCTCTGTCATAATTTGTAATATGACAGAATTCACAACCATATATTGGATTTTCTAATTGTTCTTCAACTGTTCTGTTTCTATGAGACACCATAGATCGAAATCTTTCAATTGGATTTCTAACAATAACACATTTTTGACCATTGTCTTGGCTAATTGGATAAAAATAAGCAGGATGATACGGATCTGTTATTTCTATATCTGGATAAAAGGATTGTAACATAGCCATTGCTATTGAGTGCGATCCACTGCGAGGAATTAGAATTATACTATTTCCATTCGGGCTTGTTAATATGCTTGGCATGATTATGTAAAGTAAAGTATTACTGCTCCTGTTTCTCTAGTTTCATTTGTACCGGATCCATTACCGCCGCCTATACCACCAGAGATAAATCCTCCATATTTATCAAAATGACTACCAGCACCAAATACATTTGGATTACTAGGCTTAGTATTTTCTATATTTGTGGTTGGGTCTATTCCTAATAGATTTAATACGGCAAATAGACCATCTACATCTGTTGCTTTAAATACTATATATCCTCCAATATTTTGTGAGGTATTTCCACCAACCGCCCCCGCAGCCCAAATTCCGTTACCCAAATATTGTATTGATCCTCCTATAGCTCCACCGTCTCCGCCAGAAAATTCTCCACCGTTATATTTGAGAGTTCCATTGCTTGCTCTACCGCCACCAAATCCAGTAATAGTCGTTCCATTATATGTTACTGTTGTATTATTACCGGGCGCATCAAGATTGGTATTACTAACAGCAGCTCCTACGCTGTAAGAAATAGAAGAACCGCCGTTTACGACCCATGTTTTATACGCTGTTCCGCCAGCGCTTCTGCCGTAATTCCCACCACTTCCAATAGCCCATGCTTTCATATTGGTAGCACCAGTTGGTATTGTATATGAAGAACCCGTTGTTAGCATAACTGCCATTGGTGAAAATTGTGTCGCAGTGGTGGGGGTTGTCGTTGGTGTTGCTGTTGGGGTTGTTGTTGTAGTGCCTGTTGGTGTTGTTGTGGGAGTAGTCGTGGGCGTTGTTGTGGTGGTTATGCTTGCTATTGATAATATCGCTGTAGCGGTAGGATTTTGACCACCAACCCGTTCATCTTCCATCCAGCGAATGACTAAATACTCACCAGCAGTCACAGAGGCAGTGCCGGTCAGCGTACTACCACCAATGGCGACATTAGATATCGCAGTGCCGCCAGAGATAGTGGAGCTGCTTGACCATCCATGCTGACTAGGTGTTCCAGCATGACGAAACAGTCTTGCTTCGCCCTGATAATCGCTGCCAGAAAGTGATATAGACCAAGAGAGCGTCCCAGTCTGGTTGACCAACAGCCACACGCGATGATCCTCGTCGTCTGTTAATGGATTTCCACCTCCTACAGTGACAGTCATGGGACTGCCCGACGTTCCCTGACCAGACACGCTGTACTGATCTGGGAATGGATTTACGTTGTCAGCAGATGCCTTGTAATAATTAGAAAATGATAAATTGTTTTGTGCTGCTGGAGTAGCCGTGGGCGTAAGAGTGGTCGTTGTGGTTGGAGTTAGTGTAGGCGTAATTATTGTGGTTTGACTCGGAGTTGGTGTGGGCGTAACAGATTCATCTGATTTTCTAACCTTGATAGACCCACCACTATTTAATACTTTATTTAAGTTAATTTTAAAAACAGCCATAATTAAATCTTAGAGAGTTCCTGAACCTATTGTGTAGTAACTAATATCATCAAATCGTTCATCATATTTATTTTCTATATCAGTAATAACTGGTTTATTATAAACATTAACGTTTTGATATTGAAAACTATCTGTGAACGGAGATGGTGCTATTACAAGAGTTCCGTGTTTTATAGCCTCTCCACTATTTGCTAAACCAATATCATTTGCCATATTATGCCCTTTCTATTCTTTCTTCTAGTGCCTCTAGTGTTTTGCCTAGTGTGACTAATTGAATTTTTAGTTCATTCATAACTTCTGTATTTCGTTGTAATGCACTGGCGAATGCTGCTTGACTTTCTTTATTAGCCGCTAATCTTTCCATAATAAATTGACGATCTTGAGAGTATGGACTTTGAGTTTCTATCATGCGCAAAACATCATTTTTTGTGGCCATATTTTTTCCTACTGTTACCCAAAATCCTATAAGTGTCACGACTATTCCGAAACTTGTGGTTGCAACTACTTGCCAAAAATCGATAATATTTTCGTTCATAATAAACCTTTAATAAAATATTATAAGATAGAGTATTATTTAATACACCAACTAATACATATTACTTTGATTACAACAATATCCGGTAGGTCTAGCGACGCCAATACCATCACAGCACCATATTAGAGTACCATTGCTTCCTTCATAATCACCAGCATAATTTGAGCATGGGGTATTTACGGAAACTATAGCGGCTAATCCTAATGGTATACATCCAGCGTAAGGATTACAACACAATGTTTCGCAATCCAAATCTCCCGAACAGGACGGAGGTGGTGGTGGCGGTGAAGGAGGTGGTGGTGGCGGTGG